GCATCCGGCGCGGAAGACCGGCGCGTTGACCTCCGCGGCCAGTCCGACCATTGTATCCTCGGCCAGGATGTAGCTGGGGGTCAGGACCTCCAGCGCAACGGGCGTCACGCCGGTCACGCCTTCAGGATTCTCGGCGATGGCTGCTGTCAGCGCACCGGTTTCGGCTACCTTGGTCACCTCGATGGCCGCAGCGTCTTCCGTCTTGCCGACCTTCTGCTCCAGCACCACGGTGGTTTCGGTATTGGTCACGATGTAGTCCGTGAAGTCCGCCTCGATCAGGGCTTTGAGCGCCGCGCAGTCGCCCGCGATGTCGTCAGCCGGCCAGATTTCCCCGGCTGCGCCTTCCACGGTGTAGGTTTTCTCCAAGCCGCCCGCGGTCAGTTTCAGCGTATCGCCCTCTGTCCCGGCGACAGAAATGGTAAGGGTGTACTTGCCCTGGACGGCCACCACTTCCTCGATCGCGGCCTGCGGTGTCGTCCCCAGGATCACCAGCAGCCCGTCGCGGCTGGATTCCGCCAGGATCGTTCCCATGGGGTAGGTGGTCGCCTCCGCGCCTTCCCGGCGCAGCGTGCGGATGCCGATGTCGTGCGCCGGGCTTTTGCCGGATACCAGGTTGGCGAACGTCAATTCTCCGACCAAACGATACAAGTCTGCCATCTATCTCACTCCTTCTTCAGCGCTTGCGCGTCAGCCTTGCCTGCGGCCCGGCGTTCCTCCGGGCTCAGTTCAGTCTTGTCATCAGGCGCCGGCGCCGCGCTGATCTTGTCCGCCCCGGATGCCTGGGTGTCTTTGTTCAGTTCGTCCAGGAACGTCTTGCCTTTCTGTGCAGCCTTTTTCGCGGCTTCAAAGGCCATCTCTTTGGCAGTGCAGGGCGTGCCGTACTTGGCGTTGTGCAGATCTTCCTCGCTGTACAGCGCGGAAATCTCATCGATCTCCTGCAGCCGCTTCCGTTCAGCCTGCACAGCCGCCGCCACCTGCGCTTCTGTTTCCGCTCCTGCCAATGCCTTGGCTTCCGCCAGCAGCGCCTCGGCAAGCTCCGGATTCTCCGTTCTCAGTTCTTCCAGTGTTTTTGACATGATTCCTCCTTTGCCGTTCTCGGCCTCTGGTTCCTTGATTTCGGGTTGTTTTATATCATCTGGCGCCTCTGCGTCAGGGATGACAGGAAGGGAGTCCGGCAGCGTCGGCCCGTCCATGGAGAAGGGCTGACCACGGATATACAGCGTCTTCCGATCCGCGCTGGCCGCCAGTTCCACCGGCTCCGCACCCTCGATCAGCTCATCGGCAAAGCCTTTTTCCATGGCTTCCTCTCCGGTCAGGGTGGTGGTTTTCGTCATCATGTCCAGCAGCTCTTCCTCCTCCAGCCCGCTTTTAGCTTTGTAGATGGCCGCCTGGGAACGGTCCATGGCCTTGGAGGACTCGCTGAGGCTGTCCAGCTCGTCCGCGTTGTAGTAGCCCATCAGCGGTGTGATACACCTGTGGATCATCACCAGACTGCTCGGATTGATCTGAACCGTGTCCTTGGGTCCGCACGCCGCGCACAGGATCATCGCGCCCCCGGACATCGCGACGCCATCCACACGGATGGTCTTGCGCGCTTTCATCTCCCGGAGTTTGTTGTGGATGGTCAGGGATGCGTAGGCGTCCCCGCCCAGGGAGTCCAGTCGGATCGTGAGCTCCTTGGCGCTTTTAAGCTCCTTCAGGTCCTCCAGGAATTCGTCCAGGATGATGTAGTTCCCTTCTTTGGGTTTTCCAGTCAGCCAGTCCACGGGGCGCTTTCGAACGATCTGCCCGTACATGGTGATCTCCGCCGCGCCGTTGGCTTTTTGCATCGTGTAGCACTCACGCTGCAGGCTCACTGTCTTTTGGAAGATGCTCATTTTTCCTGTTCCTCCTCTGTGTCGGGAGTGTCCTCGATCGGTACCGCCTTCGCGTCGTCCATCGCCTCATTCTCCCGCTTGATCTGCTCGATGTTTTCAAACCAGTCGCCGTTGCCATACTCGCGCGTCACTTGCTCCCTGGTCTTGAAGCCCTGCTGGACCGCCAGGGTGTCTGCCTTGACTTCCTTCACCGGGTCCAGGTGCCCCTGCACCGGCCCGATCCAGTGCGCGCCGCACCAGGCTGCGCGGACCATCGGATCCACAAAGAAGCCCGGCGCCTTAACACGGCCTCTGGCCACCGCTTCTGCCAGCCAGATCTCATACACCGGTTGGCACAGGTCATCCACGATCCATTTCCTGCGCATGCGGAACGCTTCCCAGGCCTCCATGAGCGCTGCGCGGCTGGCGCTGTAGCTCGCGTTGAACTCCTTCATGAGCACGTCATGCGGGATCTCCAGCGCTGCGCCGACCATCTGGCTGATCGTCTTGGTGAAGTTTTCAAAGCCGGTTGTCGGTATGTTCGGGTTCCCAAAAACGACTTCCTCGCCCTCAGCCAGGTGGTTGACGATGCCCGGGCCCAGCTCATACTCGTTCGGGCTGCTGGAGACCCCCTCGCTGCCCTCGATCCCGTCTCCAACCTCGTTGAAGGGGATCCCCGTCTTGTCGGTCTTGGTGAGGATCCACGCACTGAAGAAGGATTGGACCAGCGCGCTCATCAGCTCTGACTGGGTATACCGGTTCAGGTTCAGCAGCGGTTCAATTACCTGTGCCAGGTAGGTCACGCCCCGGTACTGGTCCGGGCGCTCCGCGCTCATGATGTGCAGGATGTTGGGGGTTCCCGTTTTGCTCCCGTAGGCTTCCACACGCGTCCATTCCGTTTTTTCAGAGGAATATACGTCCGGGTACTGGTTGCAGATGTGGTAGGCCACCACGCGGCCTGATTTGTCCACTTCCACGCCGTCGTGGATCTTGTTGCCGTTGCTTTTGTTCTCGCCTTCCGCAACAAAGCGGTAGGAATTGAGCCTGTAATCGCTCGGCGTGCTGATCCGGTCCGCCTCAATCAAATGGATCCGGAGGCCGTAGGGATTTCCTGGGCTTGGTTCATACTGCTTGCGCAGCGCGAACACATCTCCGCTCATCAGCCAGGCCATGACCGCCAGCTGCTGGATGCCTTCAAAAGTATTGATGCCGGTCGCATCGCAGTGGTCCTTCTTGGAGGCCCACAGATGGAACTCCTGCTCCGTCTTTCGCTGCCAGGCCTTTGCCGCCTCGCTGGACAACCCCAGCAGTTCCCGGTTCACCGCGCTCTTAAGCGTCAGCCCAGTCCCGATGACTTTGGTGCGGTTTGTGTTAATCGCGCTGGCCGCTACCGGCGCGGACATATACAGCATTCTGCCGCGCTGGCGCATCGTTTTGTTGTTCAGGTCGATATCCATGGACGGGCTTTTTGATTCTGCGATGAACCCTTTCAGCGCGCGCCGGACGATGCTCGCGCCTGCCTCGCTGTAACCGCTGGCCTTCAAGTTATATTTCATCTTCGCCCCCTCACCAGTCACGCGGCACAATACCAAATGCCTTGCGCGGTTTTTGCCCGTTCACCTGCGACTGGAGCTCGTCAACGCGCTGCTCAGCCTGCTGGATTTCATTCTTCAGCGTGTCAAGGTCAAAGTGGGTCAAGGAGCGCTCCCCAATGGTGTAGCTTTTTACGCCGCCATCCAGCAGCGCCAGGTAAGCCGCACGCAGCTTTGTCAGCAGGTCTGTGTAAAAAGCCAGCCGGGCGGCCAATTCTACTTGATTGATCATTCTGTTCACTCCTTACCACGCGTCGTAATACTTTCCGGCCGGGTCTTGGCTGGGTTTCCTGACTGCGCTTTTCTTCACGGACCTGGCCTCTTGAGTTTGCACGGATGTCCCGTCCGGCGACGCTTTGATCCGCCTGTCTATCGCGTCCAGGTCAGGCGCCAGCGCTTTGAGGGCAGCCATGGCGTAGTTTCGGCAGTCCAGCGCTTCATTGCGCTCGTGACCCGGAATCTTTTCCCAGATCCACGGCGTTTTCCGGCCCTCTTTGTACACCAGGCGCTCGGACAGCAGCCCTTTGAAGAAGGCCGCGCCATAGCCGGCGTCCTGGTTGTTCGGGAAATGTGAATACTTCGGGCCCGGTTCCTGGACGCGCAGGCTGTCCATGATCAGCTGCTTCCCGGAGTCGACGCCCAGCATGTACTGCCAGCAGGTCCCGATCGCGCGCCCGCCGATGACGATCTGCTGTTTCTTGGGCGGCGCCGTGTAGGGGACCCCGTCCCCGCCGCGGCCCTTGACCGCAAACACCTTGCTGGTCAGCCGCGCGCGGCAGGCCAGGCGCACGTCCTGGGTGAAGTGCCCGCCCTCGTCCACAAAGGTCACGCTGATGCGCAGCCCCTGCCCGCTTTCAAAGCGATATATGTGCTGGATCACATCGTCCAGGCGCTGCCAGACCTCCGGATCATCCGGCCGCCCCATCAATACGCCCCGCCTGATGCCCCAGTTCTCGCCGAAGTGTCCATGCCCGACCACCTCATACTCCAGCCGGTCATCCTGGGTGTCCACCCCGCAGGTCAGCACGATCACGCCGTCGGGCAGCTCCGCCTTGTAGCTTTCCCGCCTGCCCATGATGCTGTCTTCGTCCTCCAGGTCGCCGCGGTCTTCCCACAGTTCCCCGAAGCGCGTGTTGTACACCACCTGCAGCTTCTTGCTGCTGCCCCTTGCATTAAGGAACAGGCTGATGATGGACTCCCATGACGACCACGGGCTCATGAAAGCGTTCAGCCAGAACGACCGGCATCCCTGCGCGGCTGCTTCCGGTTGCTCCGCGATCCATTTTGACGGCTGCCGCTTGATGGTGGTTTCGTCTGAGATCGCCCCGCAATCCGGGCAGACATACCAGATCTTGGTTACTTCATAGCTCTTTTTACCTCTCAGCGCTTTCTCCGCATATTCAAACCGGATGTCGGAAAAAATGACATTGTTATACTCTTCGCAGTGCGGGCACTGTGTGCACCACCGCTCCATCGTTCCCTCCGAGAAACTCGCTTCAATCGCGCTCGCGTTCTTGATGGTGGGGGTGGACACTTCCACCGCCTTGCTGTTGTAAAAGGTGATCTGGCGCGCCCTTGCCAACTCCCAGGGGTCGCCTTCCTTTCCGGCGCTCACCGCCCAGCGGTCGCGCTCGTCGCCCAGCACATAGCGGATGGGCTTTGAGGCCAGCGCATGCGCTTCCTGCGAGCCGGCCAGGGTCAGGATGCCGCCCGGGTAGGTTTTCTGCAGGATGGTGTTCCCGCTGTCCCGGGCCTTGGCTTCCGCCACCTTGCCGCGCAATGTCCGGCAGTCCCTTATCATTGGCGCGATGCGCAGCTTGCTGTAATCCTTGGCGTCAATGGTGGTGGGATGGATAAAGAGGATGCTGCCCGGGTCCTGGTCGATGATGTAGCCGATGATGTTGTTGATCATCTCGCTTTTACCGACCTGGGAGGCCGCGACCATCACAATGCGCCGCACCTTGGGGTCTGTGAACGCGTCCATCGGTTCCTTGAGGTAGGGCGTGCGGTAGGTGCGCCAGTTCCCAGCCTCGGCGCTGCTCTCAGGGGACAGCCGCCGGTGCCTGTCCGCCCACTGGGTGACGGTCAAGTCATCCGGGAAGATATACGCGCTGCTGCGGCTGGCAATCGCATTCAGTTTGGCCGCCCGTGCTTCAGGTATCATCTTCCTGGCCTGTGGCAAAATTCTCCCAGTTCATCCTGCCGCGCACCTTCTCGTCGTATTTTTTCGGATCGTATCGATGCTGCCGCAGCTCTTCCATCCCCTTGACGCATTCCTTGCGGATCAGGTCCGCGCACACGGCTGGATCGGCGCCTGTCGCCTCCGCCATGTCCACCGCCACGCGCCCAGGCAGCGCCAGCAGCACGGAGCGGATCGCATAGCCCATATCGTCCCAGAACTCGGCCACATCGTCGCTCCGATGCATCTTCCCCTGCAGCTCCTGCGCCTCCAGCATCGCGACGATCGCCCTTGCCTTCTTGAAGCTCGTCTCGGCTTTGATGCGTTCATCCCCGATGTCACCCGCTTTCTCCTTCGCCTCTGCCCGCTCCTCCAGCATCGCGCAGTACAGGCGCATCGTTTCCGTCAGGTCGTACATTGCCCCGTAGGGCGTTGACTTTTTATGCAGTGTGCCCTGGCTGGTGAGCTGGCCGATCCACTGATAGCTCTTTCCGGTTATCGCGCAGATGTCAGCCGTCTTCAGGTACACCTTTGTTCCTGAGCGGAGCACGTGCACGCCATTTTCTGTCACCATGACGTCATCCCGCTTCGCTGCCATCTCCTGTTGCTCCTTTCAATACCAGCCGGCACCGTTCTCTTTGATCCTGCCATCTGACGGAACAGCAGGCTGTGAACAAATCATCAGCCGTGCTGTATCCGTGCGCCGGGAATCCCGCCTTCCCAAATAGCAATGGCGCGTTTTCCCGCCCATCATATTCAGTGCTTCATCTCCAGCGCTCCTTCTGTCAGTTTGTGGATATCTCATGTTTTAGTTGTGGATATCATTCCCGTTCCTGTTTCTGTTGTGGATATCTTGTTCTCCCTTACATCCCTGGTTTCCTCACTCTGCGCTTTTTTCAATGAAAGTAGCTTGAATTATCCCGATTAACTACGCGTTTTTCGGGGTCGCAGAGCCCGCACTTCTCGCAATCTCGTTCCCAGAACCTTTTTCCTCGGGCCGTAACTCGCCCGAATGTGGATAACTTGTGGATAACCCCGTTGCGCTGGGGTGCGTCGTGCAAGGCAGATTCGTCACAGCTTGGTAAGGATCTCCGCCTTGCTGTACTCGCTGGTCCCCTTGGCCATGAGGGTGAGGAAGTCGTCACGCGAGAAGCCTGACAGCCGGAAGACCTCCTCAGGCCTCATGCCCAGCTGCTTGCTGATGGTCTGGACTGTGCTGCCTTCATCCATCAGGCGCTTGACGATAGCCTTCATGGGTTCAAGCAGATGCGTGCCTCGTGCGCGGTTGTGTGTAATGGTGCCGTAGATGTCCTCGGCTTGATTTTGGTGCTTGACCTTGACTACGGGGACCATGCCGCCCAGCAGGGTCAGTAGCGGCTCTTGCCCCGCGACGGTCCAGCGGTGGTAGCCGTCGATGATGGTGTAGTCATCGCGCACGACGATGGGCAGCGTCCATCCGTTTGTGAGGATAGACTGGGTGAGGAGTTGAAGGTTCTCCTTGCTTAGTCTGTTTGGATTGTAATCATTCGCCCGCAATGATTCACGGGGAATCCATTCCAAAGTTGATAGGGGTGCTTTTAGATCGGCCATGTTCTGGCGCCGTTGCCCGGGATGCTGGTCCAGCCCGTCTCATGGGAGAGGGGGATGGGCCGTGAAGCGGGCAGCCCTGGCGCATACGTGCCTGGCGGCGTTGGTCCTTCACAACGGCGCATCCTCCTTCCTTATGTCTTTTTGTACCTGAAGCCCTTGGCATAGGCCGCGTAGGCTGTTGAGATGTCCTGGTAGATGGCGCGCAGCGTGCGCATCTTGGGATCGCCCGCCGTGAGCGCTTCGTGGATCTTGCGGTAATCTGTTGGCCTGGCGTGGTTGTCCAGCTTGATGAGCATCTTGCGGTACTGCCTGGCCACGGTGAGCTTGTGCGGTGTAGTGAAGTAATGCTCAGGACGGGTGAAGAGCATGTCTTTGACCAGCGCCTTGTAGTCCTTCCCTGTTTCGCCCTCAAGTTTCTTCCGCCTGCTGGTCTTGCGTCCGAACATCTCACTGTCCCAGTAGAGCGACGCCAGGTAGGCGTTAGGCTCCCTGCGGATGACGCGGTCCATCAGGTCAGGGTAATACTCGTTCATGCGGACCAGGCTGGAGGCGGTGTCTGATGAAAAGAACTGGCTGACGCGCAGCTGGTTCTTGCCGATGCCGGCCTGCCACATGTGCTGGTAGATCTCCGGAGTGCGGACGCTGTTGTCTTTCAAGTACAGCCACACGTCCCGTGTTTTCCAGTCGTAGATGGGATAGATGGTGTTCGTACCGGTGATGCCTTTCGCACCCACGTTCAGCCTGGCCATGTACTTC